CCTTCTTGGCTCGATTGGCGCGCAAGTCAGCGGCCCAACGAAGTGCTTCTTCTCTAATCATGTTCCCAACTCCTTCTAGCAGTCATTGACAGTGTATTGGACCAGCGGGAGGAGCCCCGCGAAGTCCGGCTTGTAGTGCTCTGACACCGGGGCCTGCCCGAAGCCAGAGATAATTTCTTTCTGACAGCCGAGGCAGCGCCATAGGTCTGCCATCCAGATTTTATATGGCGTCCATTTCCAAGACTCGGCCTTACCGGGCTGAGCCTCGTTCTCGCTCGGCATTTGCTCCAGCACTATCACGCCAGACCTGACGCAGCGATAGAAGCGCTTGCAGTCGTGGCATACAGGCTTTGGCATTTAGCCCTCCACCGTATGCGGCAGCGCCGCCCGCATTTCATCGGCCCATTTCTTGACATCGACCCGGGCCTGTTCGGACTCGGACCGCTTGTAGGTCTTACCAGTGAAGGTCGTGGCCATAGCCAGCGCCTTCTTCATGGTGAAGCCTCGCGTGGGCTGAATGCCTTTCTGCAGAAGGCGAATGGCTGACCAGAGAGTCAGCGCCTTTGCCATTCTGATTGCGTCAGGGCCTACAAGGCAGACCCCGCCGTTGAAGTGTTCAACTCTGCTTTCAGTCATGAAACCCTCCCCAGAACTAGATCACACACTGCAGGGTGAAGCAGGGGCTTCTTCGGTGGATATTTGCAGTCGGCAAACGCCGCGAACCAAAGGCCTGCGCAAAGCGCAAGAGTGCCGAGGGTAAGGGCGAAGCAGGCAAAGGCGATGGACAGGGCCATCTCGTGCCTGTAGGTTTCTCTGCGTCTCATGTTCCCAACTCCTTGTGAAAAAGCCCGGGCACAGGATTATGCCCGGGCAGCGTGCCTCACTTCACCTTAACCAGTTTGCCATTGGCCATTGTGGCCTCGGCATACCACTTATGGGGCTCTGGGTAGTGTGGCCCCTCGAGGTAGACAATGCCATTGGCAGGCACTGACCCGATGCCGGGTTGAAACACCTCGATTGCCTCGCCAGCGAGTAGTGCCAGCTTCAGTTCCTTCTTCGTTTTGAAATTCGGTCTGACGTAGGCCATGTTCCCAACTCCTCTGTCTGCCCGCGCCAGTGGCCTCGCCACTGATTCGGTTTACCCCGCCAGTATGGCACGATTGCCACAGTGTGTCAACACCTGTCTTAAACAATTTTCAGTGATTGGGCCTTACCCAATGCCCTCATAACGTCCCCCATGAAGTCGCCCATACGTCCTGTTCATTACCCCTCATTATCTCATTTGATGGGTACCGCCCACCGTCGCCGGTCACTTTCTTTTTACTGAAAAAAAAAAAAAATCACTAAAAAGTGATCAAAATTTTTTGGGGCCTAGGGCCATAGAATGAGGAAATGAGGGGTAATGATGTGGCGACATGATGGGGAGGCATGATGTGGCGGCATGGGGGACGGTATGATGGGGGAAATGAGAAAAGGCCCGGGGCTGGTGTACCCCGGGCCTTCGCGTTGTTGCGTGGCTTACGCCGTCAAGGCGTCAAGGTCAACCGCGCCGACATCCAGCGCCTTGGCATCGGCCACATTCTTTCGGGCCTGTTCCATGATCGCGGGGGTTTTCGCGGCCAGCGCTGCGGCGGCTTCGCGCACCGCCTTCGGGTCAAGCTTCGACACCTGCTTGCCAGCCTTCCGAGCCTGCGCCTTGATCAGGTCCGTGGCAATTTTGATTGCCTCGGCCTTGACCGGATCAGCAGTACGGCTGGTGGCGGTGCGAATTTCACCAGCGTACATGGACTCCAACTTTTTCTGCGCCACCGCGAGGCTGTCCGCCGCGACATCGGCCGACTTTTCCGGGGTAACCCCGGCGTGGGAGTCCTGCAGAACATTTTTCGCGCCGATATACAGGAGGTGATTAATCACGTCCTGATTAAACCGACCGAAGTCAACGTCCAACTCAAGGCCCTTGCTGATATTGACTAACATTTTCCGACTCCATTAACCCGGCGCGGTATTGCGCCGGTATCTGTACAATGGCATATCCCGGGCAATGGTTCAAGCCCCACGACATAATTCTCAATCAACTAATCGTGATCACAACTGACGCGCTGGGCGCCGGGCCGATGCCGCAATGGCATGAGTTATGCGTATGGTCCCGCCGCCGGATCGTGCGTCAATACCATTGACTGATGCAACACCATCCTGACGCAATGAACCAACAGCACCTTCGCAATTCAAACCCGCTGTACCAATCCTTTTTGACCGTAGGCTCGAGGCCCCCCGGGCCCCCTTTTGGCCACGCGGTCAGGCCGCAAACCCCCTGCGCAAATTTTGCGGGTTAAAAACACTCATCCTTACCTTTCACTCGCCCCTTAGGGGCAGACAACGATAGGGCTATCACGAGGCCTGAGTGGGCCAGTGACTCATAGGGCTATCACGATCATTTGATCGGTGGATCGCGGAAAGCGCTTGACACAAGACTTGCGCCCGGGGCGGGGCCGAGGTACAATGGGCTTGATCGTAGGGGTTAAAGGCTGCAAGATGCACCTGGGACTGGATGTGCGTACGATCGGCAGAGCGGAAAAGCCATTGCAGTGCATGGTCACGCGGGAGCTTACCCCGGTAGACCTTGCCATGCTTGTGGTAGAGCGCGGGGTCAAGCCTAAGCCCATTCAAAAAATCCGCGACTCCCACCATGCGGTAGCCCGGCTCATTGCCGAGGGGAAATCCGGGATTGAGATTCAGCTCGCCACAGGCGTAACCGCCTCGCGGGTGTCCATCCTCAAGAACGATCCCGCGTTCGCGGACCTTGTGTCCTTCTACCGCAGCAAGGTCGCAGAACTTCGCGACAAGGCCTTCTACGAAATCTCGGCCAAGCTCGCCGCACTCGGCAGCGATGGGATTGATGAACTCCTGGATCGCCTTACCGAAGAGCCTGAGAAGCTCGCCACGGATGAACTCATCGACATTGTCAAACTCGCAGCAGATCGCACTGGCCACGGTCCACAGACGAAATCGACCAATCTCAACGTCAATGTGGACTTGGCAGCGCGCGTGGCGGCTGGTCGCCAGCGCCTGGCCCGGTTGAGTGAGCGGACGCTCCCGGGTAAAGCGGAGGGGGAGATGACCACGGTGAGCACTCCCGAGGCGTCTCCCCCTCTCAGTCCTGTCATAGACAGTTACGTCGTCAGGGACATTAAGGATGAATGATCCCTATGACATAGCGAAGGAACTTGGGGCGTTCTCCAACGACCCTTACGCCTTCGTAATGTTCAGCTTTCCGTGGGGTGAACCCGGAGAGCTGGAGCCATTCCACGGACCAGAGCCGTGGCAGACTGATGTCCTCTACTACATCCGGGACAGGCTTTCCCAAGATCATCCCTTGAATGAAATCCTCTCCGGAGCTATTCAGATCGCGACCACCTCCGGCCACGGCATCGGCAAGAGCGCCCTAGTCGCGTGGATTATCCTGTGGGCAATCTCCACTATGGAGGATACCAAGGGGGTCGTGACGGCCAACACAGAGACCCAGTTGAAAACAAAGACCTGGGCTGAACTTGGCAAGTGGTACAGGCTCTTCATTGGCAAGGAGATGTTTCACCATACTGCTACCGCGATCTTCTCAAAGGATCGTGAACACGAAAAGACCTGGCGGATCGACATGGTGCCGTGGTCGGAGCGGAATACTGAAGCCTTCGCTGGCCTTCATAATAAAGGCCGCAGGGTCGTTCTGATCATGGACGAGGCCTCAGCCATTCCTGACGTGATCCATGAGGTCGCTGAAGGCGCCATGACAGACTCTGATACACAGATCATCTGGGCCATGTTCGGCAATCCTACCAAGGCTACAGGCCGCTTCCGCGAGGCCTTTGCCGGGGGCAAGTTCGCACACAGGTGGAAGAACTTTCAGGTTGACTCCCGCACAGTCTCCATCACCGACAAGACTCAGCTCAACAAATGGATTGCCGACTACGGCGAGGATTCTGACTTCGTCCGGGTTCGCGTCAGGGGTATCTTCCCGCGTGTCGGCTCGATGCAGTTCATCGGAGAGGAACTCGTTAACGAGGCCGCGGCCCGCGACGTTACCTCCTTCTCGCATGATCCCCTCATCATCGGTGTTGACGTAGCTCGCTTCGGCGATGACGAGAGTGTGATCTTCTTCCGCAAGGGGCGAGACGCCCGCCTGATCCCACCTATCCACCTTCGCGGTAAGCGCGGCTCAGTTGATACCATGACTGTCGCCGGCAAGGTCAACGAGGTTTATATTCAATATCGGGCTGACGCAGTGTTCGTTGACGGC